TCATCGTCTCCAGATGTTCCATCACTAAAAAATATACTTCCATTACTTGTAGTTCCAGACCTTATTGTCATTCCTGTGCTACTTGAGCCGCCAATTGTAAATTCATCTGCTCCACCTACACCTTCATCAGTAGTTCCTATAAGCACCCTTCCAGACGAATCTATAATCATTTTTGGGTTTCCACTAATATTAAACCTATGGGTAGAAGCTCTTAAAGTTAAAACACCATAAGTATCAGTTGAACTGACATAATTTCCAATCTGCATCCCTGTTGTACTGTTACCACCAACAGCAGTGAAATGATAAGTATCGCTAACGTGTAATTTACCTTCTGGATTTGATGTCCCGATCCCGACTCTTCCAGACGAATCTATAAGCATGTGCGGACTATCAGTTTCAAATGTTGTTGATCCCGCATAAAACTTAAGATTCATACCTCCAGAAGTGTCTGTCGCATTACATCTGATCCCTGCATAATGCGGTGCAGTACCAGTTGATGCATCTATATTTTTAAAAGCTATAGCTCCAATATGATTAGAATTAACACCTGAACTTTGCGAATTACCTAATATAAGTTCAGCACCATCACCACTATCTATTTGAACAGTCTTTATACCGCTTTGTATCCCAGTTGAAGTAATAGTTGTTGTACCTATCCCTACGTTTCCATCTTTATCTATACGACAACGTTCTTGTGAAGCATTATTATTAGCAGTTAAGAAAGCTAATTCGACTATACCGCCAGTGCTGTTAGTGCTTATTCCACAAATACCAGCAGTTTCAGTATCACTAGCTCCATCGCCTCCAAAAGCAATTCCAGCAGCCGTGCCAGTAGTAGATTCAATATTATTTCTTACTTGAAGAACTCTCCATGTACTTAAATCTGTAGCACTGAAAGCTGCTGATACAGAAGAGTCAAAAACTTCCATTTTTGCTCTAGCAGATGACGTGCCTACCCCAATATGGTCATCACCAGCATTAAGATAAAATAAATTTGCATCATTATTGCTTTCAATTCTAAAATCTACATCTGCTCCATTTTCATTAAATACTGTTGCTCCATTTATACTTAGTCCTCCAGTTGTAGTTATCGCTTGCGATCCAAAATCAGGCGTCACTTTTGAACCGCTTATAGCTGTTGCGTTCCAAGTACCTGAAGTAATAGTACCAACAGATGTTAATGAACTACTAACTACAGAACTACCTAAACCTGTTGCACTAAGTACTTCAGTATTGTTTATTTTGAATACTTTACCTGATGCTAAATCAACATGCTCGGAAAATGTCCACGAATCTGTAGAATCAACCCAGTTTATAGTTTTTGTGCTTGTTCCTAATAAACTTATACCACCACCATCTGCAGTAGTATCCGTTGGAGTTGAAACCTTGCCTAGTTCTATATTTTTGTCCTCTACAGTAAGAGTTGTAGTATCAATAGTAGTAGTCGTACCATTTACTGTAAAATTACCTTCAACAACTAAATTTCCTGGTAATGATCTGTTAGCGTCAGGTATTGGTACATAATCTAAACTTTGCCATGCTGTTGATCCATCACCTATCTTAAATTTTTTAGTATCTGATTCTATACCCCATTCACCTGCTAATAAAACAGTATTATTAGATGTCCAATTACTAGCAGTATCCCTTCTTTGCTTTTGTAAAGCATTTAGTGTAATTGTCATGTCTAATTAGAGTTTCTTGAATCTATTATATATTCTCTTGCAGGAGAGGTACTACTTGTTAAGGCATCTACTAAATATTCTCTTGCAGTTGTTGTAGAATCGCCAGCATCTAACACAAGATCACCGCTATCTATTGGTACAGTTACTAATTCAACTTCAACATTCCATTTGCTTGTAATACCATCAGATATTGTAGGTGCTGTTGCATATAAGTATGCAAAATCTGATACTAAAGCTACAGGAGGTGAATTATATCCGCTCCATATACTTGACGAAAGAAAAAATATTTCAAAACTTCCATTCTGTCCATCATAATGATTTCTTATATCTGTAACTTGACTTTCTGTTAAATTATCAAAACTTAACTGTAATGTCTGATTAATACGCCTATTACCACGCCTGAAACCTGTTGTAGTACCATTAGATGACTGTTGAATAGCACTAGGAAAATCGCCAGGTATATAGAGTCTTGTAGTAGGAACGATAGAAGGGAAAGTAGCCATTAAATAGGAACGCTAATTAATTCTATAGATGTACTATATCGATTAGGGGATGAAATGCTAATTTGAAAAGATTGTGCATACCTCCATTTATAACTGCTATTACTTACTGGAGGTGTAGAATAACCTGCCCATATTTCTGTTGACAAATCAAAAGGTTCTATAGATCCATTTTGTCCGTTGTAATGATTTAATAAATTCTGTGCCTCAGTTTCTGTTAAATATTCATATGTAATAGTTAACCTTTGAACAAGTCTTTTTGCACCAACTAAAAATCTTACATTGCCACCACTTAATCCTTCATGTATGTTTTGGGGATAATCTCCATAAACCAACGCTCTTGTTTCTGGCTCTAATGATGGAAAAGTAGTCATTGCAAAACTGTAAAAGAGCCAGTAGATATTTCGTTAGATATTTCTGCAATATTACTATTATTAAGTGGAAAATGTGCAGCCTCTATATTGCTTACTCCATCATTATCATATGTAATACTACTAACTTGATAATATTCTATTTCGGTTCTATCATCACCAACACTATTTTTTCTTTGTAATTGTAATTTTATAATATTTGTCGGTATTAGTGTTGTTGTTAATAATGCAGTTGAAAAAGCTATGTTATGTGTTGTATGTTTTCTTCTTGATAATTCATATTTAGCGTACAAAATAGCATGATTAACATCAGCACAAAAATCTGACATATCAAACTGTTCTGTAGGTGCATCTAATGTTGTTGTTGAAAACCTAACACTAACTGTTTTACGTCTTGCAATTTCTGTTGGTATGCATTCTGTATAAATACAATTTGCAATGAAATCTCTTCTTTCCTCTACTCCTAAATATGATTTTTTAAATGTACCTTGAATAATATTTGCTTCAGTAAATGTAATTACTGGTGTAAGTGCTGTTGTGTCTATCTGATTACTATTGTTTATTGGTAGTATTGGAGCAAATTGATATTTACCGCCAACAGACAAGAAAGATAAAAAATAAAATGGTGAAGTATTAGTAATAAAATCTACAATATTTACTGCTTTTGAAATTATGCCATTGAAAAACATACTATTGTTAGAACAAAAACTAGAAAGACTTTGTAAATTTGACAGTTCTACAGGAGCTACAATAGTTGCTGTATTATTTCCATCGATTTTTTTATAAACCTTAAATAAATACATTGCTAAATCAATAAATTGATTACTAGCACCTACTGAATAGCTAGAACCAGATAAACCAGCACTAAATAAATCTACTTTTACTCCCTCGTCATAAAAAATATAAAGTTGTTTTGTTGTTGTAGGAAAAGTACCAGAAGAAGGTGTTTCATAAAGATTGCCACTTGAAGCTAAGAATGTTATATCTGCGAATGAAGAATTATTATTTGAATTGTTCGTAAGAGTAGAAGTAGGACTTATTGCGTATTCAGTTTGTACTCCTTCAAGTGTTCCAGTACTTGCTGGATTACTTGTATTTGTTTGAGTATCTAGTGAAACAAAAGTATGTTTAAAAATAAATTTTGTGCGGCCTCCACTAACTTGCTGTAAATTAGACAAGCTTGAACCAGTTAAAGGAGCAAATAAAGCACCATTATTTAGATCGGCGTTAAAGTCTTGTATAGTACCAACCGTTTTACCTCCAATAAGGTTAAAAGAACTATCAAATCTTCCATTGTTTCTAAATTCCATATCTGATGCCTGTAGATATATGTTTTGATAATTTGTAGTAACATTTGCTCCAGTTTCAGCGTCAAAAACTTGCAAGCTAGTAATAAAAGTTGTATTAGATGTATCTCCAGTACCAAAAGTCTTCTCTTTTAATGAAAAAAAATCTTTTGCTAAATCAGGTGTATTTTCTAATGATGAACCAGAAGATGCTTTTTGTAATTCTACTAAATAGCTATATATATCATTACCACAAAATAAATTAGTACTAGATATAGGGCATGTTGTAGGACTACTAGCAAGCGTTGCTGCAGTATTATATAAATGACTTAAAGAAATACTTGTATCATCTAAGAATGTAAGTTTTTTTAATCCTGTAAATGCTTTTGCTTTTTCAGGTGTACTTGCTATTTCTCCTTGTGATATAACAAATAATAATTTTTGTACAAAACTAGATGAACCAGCTTTTATTAAACTTGGTTGCATCCAAATACCACCAATATTATTAGATCTTTTACCAAAAACTATAGGCACTGTTTCACCTGATTGTGCTATTTTTTGTGTTTTATCTAAATCTGCATTAGGTTTTTTTACATTATCTAAACTATCATCTAATTTTTGAGAATCTTGATTAACATCAGATTTTCTTTGTGCATTACCTGTAAAAGGTGATCTAACACCTGCAGAACCGATAATAAAAGAAAATGTTCTAGGCATTATTCATACTCCAAAGACATTATAAAGTTTAGTATTTCTGGAGTTACAACAAATGAAACAAAATCAAATGTTTTTATTTTTGTAGATCCTGTTAATATATTACCTTCTTTGTTTTTATATATCCTTTTATTGTTTTCTACAAAACCTTTTGCATCTGTAATTTTTGTACCATTTTCTAAGGTTGCTTCAATATTTATTGCAAAAATAAAACTACTCATGTTGTGACAAACCTTCCTAATAAATCACTGCTTATACGTCTTGATGGTACTTGTGCTTTTTGTTTTGATATTGCAGGGCTAACTGTCCAAGTAACAGTAGAATCGTTTATAGATGCGTTTTCAATAGTGCCATTAAATCTACAAATAAGAGAAGCACTATTACTGAAAGCATCTTGTCCTATAGATTGAGTATATAAAGAAGCTATTACAAGACTATCGCCACCTATTGCAGTATCAGTTAAATCAATAATTGTAGCTGTAGCTGCTAAATTGATAGTTAAATCACTAATACTTGTTGCTTCAGTTGAAGCAAAACCACTAGCATCAAACGCTAAATAAGTAAAATTCATATTTTGATCAATTTCTGAATCTGCTGTTAAATTTTGTGCTGATTGATAAAAATTTTGATATGCAATAGAAGGAGATCTTTTATTACTGCTGTTTAAAACATTTGTTTTATCAGAATAATATTCTAAAAAAGTTAATATATCAAAATCTGCCATTTATGCTAAACCTAATGATCTTCTAGCTCTTAAATCAGATTGAAGTATATTTAATGTTTGGTCTATTCCACTTTGTACTGCTGTTGTTAAATCATTTATAGTTATAAAGTTAGTGCCATCCATTTGCGTTACTGCCCCTGTTGTTATATTAACATTAGGTCTTGAAATATAACCACCATCAGCAAATCTAGGTATAGCTGCACTACCACGCATACCTGCTAAATAATTTCTACTAAATGCCCCTGCCTTTCTTGCAGGTACTATGTATTCACTGCCAGCTTCACCTGCATAAATTAATTCTGGACTAGATACGACACCACCCGATGCCATAGGTCTAGGATTACCGTTATTAGAATTATTAGAATTACTATTTGAATTTGCAGCGTTTCTTCTTCTTATTAAGTTTCTTAAAGCTGCTAAAGCTCTTCTAATAGTATCCATAAAAGATGTTATAGGTGAAGTAGCTATTTTTATAATATTTCTCACAAATTCAGGAATAGAATTAAAAATATTTTTTATACCGTCAACAGCATTAGTAAAAGCATTAATTATAAAATCTGAAAATTGTGTAAATCGTTCTCTAATTGCATTTCCTACTGATTCAATCATTATTACTACACCTTCTTTAAAAGCAGTAAAAAATTCACCGATAGCTGCAAAACCTTCACCTATTTTATCTTTTGCTACAAATAAATGACCTGCAAGAGTACCTATAAGCTTTCCTAATGCAATAATACCAACAAAGATAGCGCCACCAATTAAAAGAGGTGCGAAAGGAGCTATAAGTGCAGTAACAGAAGGTATTATTCCAGCTAACACAGCACCAAATTTAATAGCAGCAATAGTTTTAAATGAAAATATAAGACCTGCTAAAACTGGTGCTAGAGCTAATATTGCAGGTGCTAATAAAGTAAATCCTAATACTATAGTTTGAACTGGCTTAGGTAGTCCTTTTAAAAAATCTGCTATTTTGATTGTTAGATCTGCAAAAATTTCTAATGCAGGTAATAAAGATTCTGTAAGTGAAAATTTTAAAAAATTAAATTTTTCACCTAATTGTGCAATACTATCGTTAAAATCTTCTATTCTGTCTGCAAAATCATCTGTAAAAGCACTATCTAATCCTAATATTGCATCTTTACCCATATTTAAAAGTGGAATCATTTTCATTCCTTGCCCCCCAAATATAGTTTTAGCTAAATCTATCTGCTCAAGAGTAGATCCTGAAGGTAAATTATACAAAGCCTCTGCAACTTCAAAAAGCAAATCATCAATTTCTTTTAATTGCTCTACACCATTATTATTTATGAAAGTAGGACTTATTTCTAATTGCTCTAATGCATCAAAAGCCATGCCCTTACCTCTTGTAAAATCCATCATATTTTCTGCAAAAGTTCCTAATGATTTTGATACTTTTTTAAAATCAACGCCAGCTAAATCTGAAGCCTGTCTTAACTTGTCTATACTGCTAACTGAAATGCCTGTTTGTTCATTTAATTTTCCTAATTCATCTCCTAAAGTTAGTGTATCGTTTACTAATTTTCCCATACCTGCAATCCCTATAGCTGGTGCTAATGCTTTTAAAGCACCAAACGCTTGACTAGCCATATTTTTTAACTTACCCATTGATGTCGCTGCTTTATCAGTAGAGGTTTTAAGACCGCCTAAGCTTTTTTGTAAACCTCCTATTTGATTTTGACCTTCTACTTTTGCTTTTATTGTATAAGAGGTAGATAAATCCATTATTTATAATCCTTATTAAATGTTTCTATTATTTTACCTTCTATTACCTGTAAGTCAGCAAGTAATTCTAAAGGTTTTTTTATTTTGTCCTTTTTTAGGTCAAATATCCATTTTATTGCGTTGTAATCTAAACCATATATGACACCATGACTAATCCTCCATTGTGTCTGTACAGTTAAAAAAATTTCTATAGATAACCAATTAACAGGCAATACTTCAAAAATCTTAGTTTCTTTTTTTTCTTTAACAGGCTTACCAAATAGGACTGCATCATCTTTATGTGTTTCATCAATTACACGATCTCCACACCAAAACAAAGCAGCCCCTTCTAGTTTTTTACTTTTTGTTTTGATACTTCTTCGAAATATATAGTAACAAGTAAATTAGCTAAACCTGCTATATCTAATACTTGTTTTTTTGTAGCTTTTGTAAAAGGAACAGGTTTATCACCGTCAGTAATACCATCCCAACCTACTAAAATTTCGTCAGCTATTAATAAGTCACTAATTTCAGTGCCATCCATAATACCCTTATCAATTTCATTTTTTTTCTGTTGTGCCTGTAAACCAATCTCATTAATCCTTGATTGTGGAATAATTTTAAATTCAGCGTCAAATGTTTCCTCTTTTTGAGTGCCACCATCAGCAGGTGTTGTAAAAACAATAGGATGCGTAAAAGTTGCTTCCTTTTTTAAAATAAACATAAATTTTATATAATATATTCTAGGGTAAACCCTTTTCTATAACTTAGCAACTAGGTAAAAGCTAAACTGAATTCATCTTGACCTGCATCTGTAGGAGTTGCATAAAATGGAAGGTTTAGCATTGTTATACCATCGCTATCTTCGTAAGTTGGTTGTCCTAAATCTGTTTGTGGACAAGAGACAGTGACGATATTACCAGCACCACCAGAATGTACCCAAGTATTAGAGCCAGTAGATGTGCCTGTAGCAGTTGTAAAAAAGTTTTTATCTGATAATGCAACAGCTTCAACTACCATTGTTCCTGATGGCCTACGGTCAGTAATTAATGCTTCTTTTGTACCGCCTACTAATTCCCTGTATATAACTTCATTAGCAAAATCTAATTCCCATGACTGTAAAGCGGCTGAAAAACCGAATATAGAAAAGCTAGATGTATTACCGTTTTTAAATAAAACAGGATCAGGTTGTAATGACTTTGTAACTGTAGGTAAGGCAGTATCAGTTGGTGTATTAAATATACCTTGCATTTCAAAATTTATTCTAGGTATTTCGTTTACTGCACAACTTATAGAAAAAGTACCTCTTGCACCTGTAACCTTATGCCTTACACCATCATAGTTAACAAAAAATGTGCAGCTATCTTGAGAAGCTAATGTAGAAGGTGTATATGTAACAGATGTAGATGATACTGTATTAGCAGATAGTCCACAAGCCTTTAGTATAGGGTCATATTTTGGCGCAGTTCCAGCAGCACCACTTCCAACCATATAAACACCAAAACTTAAATTAACTCTTGTATTAGCTAATAAAACAGGATAATTTCCAGGGTAAGGTCTTATAGTTTCCTGTTCTACTTCATCGCTAGATAGTGGTTCAATTTCAAGATCTACAACCTCTACGTAGTTAGATGAGCCTGTTGGTGTAGGGTCTGATCCATAGCTACTTTCTATTTTTGCTAATAAAGATCTTTTTCTATGTAGTTTTGGCATTTACCTAATGATCACTATGTTTATATAATAAACCTTTATAAGAATTATGTAAGTATCAAGTAGTTAGATCGTCAATATTTGTCCTATATCTTATATCATAGTCACATTCAATAATGCCACCCGCCTGATCTGCATCAATAAACTGAAAAGAAGTATCTGCTGGTTGTATATCAATAGCATTACCATTAAGAGTTAGATCTGCCATTAACTTAGAGTGTAGACTTTCAACAACTGGATCTGCTGTTTGATGTGGTGTAGAACTTCTTACAACTACACTAATTTTCACTGTAAGGGTGTGATCTAATGTTGGCAGTGATGTTGTTTGTTCTACTACATCATTCTGCGGTTCAATAATAATACTTGGTGTTTCTGCTCTTGTTAATGCTGTTGTACGACTTCTAAAAATACGATCAGATACACCTGTAGTATTTACTAAAACTGTTGCAATTCTTGCTAATATTGTTTCTCTTTTAGTAGTCATTATGTTTTCTGTAGGCTAATTCTACAAAATGTACCATCATTTTCTTTTCTTATATCTCTTACTGTATAAGCAACACTATCAACTGTAATACTATCAGTAGCAACTAAAGAACCAAAGTCTGAGGTTTTTGCAAATAATTCGTACTCAGTGCTTATGATCATATCCCCTGCAAGTATTTGATCAGGTTGTTCTAATACACCTAAGCCAGTAGTACTTCCAGCGATACAGGTCACACCAAAATCACCTAAATAAACATCTTGTGTAGTTGCATCTTCTGTAAAAGGCATTTATTTTTTAGATTCAGATTTTTTTTGTTTTGTTGGTTGTTTATATTCTTCAGCTTTTCCAATCGTTATTAAAAAATTTGCATCAGTTGTAGAAATATCATAAGTTTTGCCAGCTTCTAAACCAACGCCACTAGCACAAACATTTTTAAGACACTTAATTTTCATAAAAAAAGGGGGTGTAATA